TTATGCGAAAATCGGAAAATTGAGTGTTGATGCCATTTTAGCTGGATATGATGGTGTAAAAGGTATCAATTCTATGGAATTTAGTACTGCAGCTGGTTTTCCTTTAAAAGGAACTAAAAGGCAATTTGTTGAGGAATCTCAACGTTTCGTAGAAGGAATTTCTTGTCCGCGTGATGTGGACGAGGAAATTGTTGCTGAAATGAGACGTCTTGAGAAGGAATTAAGTGAGGGAAGAAGGGTAAATACTGTCTTTAAGGCTTCACTTAAAGATGAACCTGTTAAAATTACGAAGAAGAAGGTTCGTGTTTTTGCTGGTTCAAATATGCCATTTACCATGTTAGTGCGCAAATATTTTTTGACTATTTCTGCTTTAACGCAAAATGAGAAAGAATTATTTGAATGTGCTTGTGGTGTAAATGTGTATTCTCCTGAATGGAATGCTCTTATGAATCATGTTTTTAAGCATGGTAAAGAGCGTATAATTGCTGGAGATTATAAAGCATTTGATGGCACAATGTCGCCAAGATTTATGTTGGCTGCATTTAAAATTCTTATTGAAATTGCTATTAAGTCTGGAAATTATGATGATGAAGATCTTACTGTAATGAGAGGTATTGCAGCTGAGATCACGAATCCAACTTATGATCATTTCGGTACTTTAATTCAATTCTTTGGATCAAACCCATCAGGACATCCTTTGACTGTTGTTATCAATTCAATAGTAAATTCTCTTTATATGAGATATTGCTATTATGAAATTGCAAAAGAGGAAAAATGGTGGAAGGTACCAAAATTCAATAAGGTTGTAGCATTGATGACCTATGGTGATGACAATATAATGTCTGTTGCTAAAGGCTACAATGCTTTTAACCATACTCGAGTCGCCATAACTTTGGCAAATGCTGGATTAGAATATACTATGGCAGATAAAGAATCTGAATCTGTGCCATATATAACGGCTGCAGAAGCAGGTTTCTTAAAGCACAATGCTGTATACGATGAAGAATTAAAGCTTTACCGTGCAGTTATTGAGGAGAATTCTATCCAGAAAACATTACATACTCATTTGAAGAGTGATGTTTTGTCAGAGGAAATGCATTCTGCTAGTGCTATTACTGATGTGCTTGATAAGTACTTCCATTTCGGAGAGAAAATTTATAACAAGCGCAAAAGTGAACTAGAAGAAGTTGCAAGAGAGTGTGGTTTGGTTGGCTATGTTGGTGAGCTTAAAACTTACAAAGAGCAAATGATACGCTTTTGTGAGAATTATGCTTGGCCAATGCCTTCAAAATACCAGGCCTAGGTTATAGGCCCGCGCTTGCAAGCGCGTAATAAATATGCCCTGCGTAGCAGCATGCAGGTTAAGTTGAAGACGCCAAATGAGGTAGTTACTTGCTTACTATAAGGAACTTCCTGCCTTTAAGTACGTAGAGAAAACTCATTTGATTGACCCTGCCAGTCGGGGTACCCCTATTTAGGGGAGGAGAGTTGAGACTCCAAAAAGAGAAGCTCTGTGTATGCTTTTATTATGCGAAAAGAATACATATTTAAATAAATTTGCATTACTAACAATAATTATATTACTTTTATAATAAACTATATTATTAATTTTATGAAATCTAAGAAGGTTCCAAAATGTGTGTATGAATCTCAATCTGACACTATCCGTTCAACTCCTATGGAAGGAGATGGTAAGGTTAAAAGCCAGATTGTTTCTTTTGCTGATGATGATGCTGGATGGGCTGTTGATATTGGCAGTTCTACGGATAGCACCATGAATTTAGCAGATAATATGAATTCTGACTCTTTAGGAAATTTTCTTAAACGTCCGATCACTGTTGCACCTCTTAATTGGGCTGTAGGAGCACCATTTTTATATGAATTTAATCCTTGGGATTTGTTTTGTTCAGATCCTTTTGTTAAAGAAAAACTCAATAATTTTGAACTCTTACGTTGTAATCTGTGTGTTAAAATGACTATTAATGGAACACCTTTTCATTATGGTCGTTTGTTGGCATCTTATAATCCATTAAACGGGTACGATCAAGTTACTGTTTTAAGAAACTTCATTGACCAGGATCTAATTGGTGCTAGCCAACGACCTCATGTCTTTTTGAATCCAACTAAAAGTGAGGGAGGTACATTACATTTACCTTATTTCTTTCGAGAAAATTATATGTCACTTACTGATAAGGATTACCAAGATATGGGAAAGATTACTATTAAATCATTTGGGGTATTAAATCATGCAAATGCTGGTAATACGCCAGTCACTATCAGAGCATTTATTTGGGCTGAGAACGTTGTTCTTACTATGCCTACTACTTTGGTTTCCCAATCTGGGAGAAGCAGGAAGTTAGGTAATGATGAATACGGACAAGGTATTGTTTCCAAGCCTGCGAGTGCTATTGCAAAAGCAGCTGGAGCTCTTAAAGGTTCACCTATTATTGGTCCTTATATGAGGGCTACAGAAATGATAGCTGGTGGTGTGGGAGATATAGCCAAATTATTTGGATATAGTCGACCACCACTTTTGCAAAATGAGATTGTTGTCAAACCACAATATGTAGGCAATGCAGCAAATGTAGACGCTCCTGAAAATATTCACAAACTGACGTTAGATTCTAAAGCTGAAGTTACTATTGATCCGAGAGTAACTGGTTTATCAGCGGAGGATGAGATGAATTTATTAAGTTTAGTGCAAAAAGAAAGTTACTTGACGACTTTTAATTTTAGTTCAACTAATGCA